CCCACTTCTCTATGGCACGAGACAAGCCTCCTTGCATAGTACCCGAACTTTTACCAAACTTAAAGGGACTGCTTGGGGCTTTGGAGCTTGAGGACTTGCCCTGCACACCATAGTCTTGGAACTTCCAGTACGGCGCAAGCTCATCCATCTTCCACCGCAGCGCAAGGGAGTTGGGGTTAGCCTCTATCTCATATTGTAAAGAATTGTAAAGGGTGCCTGTGACGTTCTTTTTGCCGCGCGTTAGATTTGACTTCGCCTGTTGGACAACGCCCTTTGCAAACTTTTCTAGGCTTGCCTTTACCAAATCTTGACGGACTTGCATTTAGCAGACGCTTATTTCGGTGTTAGCAAGCAGCACGTCAAACGTAGCAGTCCACCCAGCAAGCAAGTTTTCAAACCTTTCTGTAAAGGGTAGGCACGTTGGGTTGCCATCTAGCTGATAAAGTTCAGAGTACAACTGACCCCTGCGGAGTTCCTGCACCACGTCATTGATTACCGCTAACTGGGTATTGAGAATGTCTTGCACGTTGGTCGTTCCGTAGAACGGCTCGGCTTGGCTGCGAGGGTTTTCTTTGGTCTCATCAATCACATCCATACAGATAAGGCTGACGCTCATCCGTACCACCTGCCCCTCGAAGGAGGCTTGGTTTATCATAATGTGCGCCAAAGGGAAGATGGTCTGCTTATTCAAGTCCACATCAAAGACATCGCCAAACGTCACTACGTTTACTTGGCTATGAGCGTCAAGGGTATCTTTTAGCTTGGTGGTTATGTCGTAGAACTGTCTCATCGTTTTAGTTGTTTTTGCAGAATCTTGCTCTCTGTTTCGAGTCGGTCTTTATCAAAGGTTAGGTATGTGAATGCGAAGGAGGCTGACATTTCTGCTACTTGGTCGAACTTCAAAGGGTCTCCTCCTGATAGTTGGTAGAAGATAGGGAGCCAATTCCATCTTTTAGAAAATTGTGCAGCGGGGCTAAATTCATCTGATTCTCCATCGCTAAAGATTGCAGGGAAGCCTGCGACAAATCGCTTCCTAAAGTCCAAAAAAAAAGCATCGCACCTATCGTAATGTCAAGGGGCATCTCTAACATTTTGTTAGCATACTTGGCAGAACCCTCATACTTTTCGATGTCATAACGCTGCCCAAACGTAGAAACGATGGGGCGGAATAGAACCGCCATCGCCTTGTGCATCTGTGTCCAATCAGAAATGTATTGGTCAATGTCATTCAACTCGCCAACGGTGATTTCCTCAAGGCTTGGGATGAACCCAAACTCCTGCTTATCGATAAAGAAACGCTGCTTTAGAGCAGGGCGTTCGTTAAAAGCTTTACTTAGGATGCTATTGACCTTCGTTAGGCTTGAGGCTTTCATCTGAAGGATGACATCCATCTTCAGACCGCAGAAGATTTCCAATGACTTGCGAGCAAGGAACTCGTCATCCCCCTCAAGTCGGATGAACTTTTGGTAGTCAACGAGTTTTATCTCGTTCATCTGATTTGGTACAAAGAGTTTCATTGTATTAAAATAACCTTTTAGTTTTAGCGTATGGCATACCTACCAAAGTTAGGGCGGCTCAACTTGTTATACGTTGCGTATCGCAGCGCATCTATGGCGTGGTTGAATGCGTCTATGGGTTTGTTGAGCAGGTTGCCGTTCTTGTCCTCTACCCATTTGTAGTTCTGAAGTTCCTTGATTAGGTTGCTGCTTCGTGGTGTTACGAATAGCTTGTGCCGCTTCAGCACGTCAATACCCACAATAACGCTATCTGCGCCCTTCTGCGTGGGTTTCACGTTCCATCCCATACGATGCAGCTCCTCAATAGATTTGGGTTCAGCAGAGTCAGCATATATCTCTGCCCTCCTATCAAGGCCAAGTGAGGCAAGTACGTTGCTGATGTCGGGGTTGGTCATTCCCGTTCGGTAGATAAGCTCATCCACATAAAGATTGTCTCCCGACTTGTACACCGCCACAAGTGCGGTTGGGTCGTTGGTGTACCCAAAGTCCATTCCGTGACATAGGAGGGCTGCTTCTGATGGTATCTCTGCCTGCCCGTATTGGAAGATGGTGGCTCTGCTCATACCACGTTCTCCAAGTCCGTAGATTCTCCAATAGTCATTGTCCGTGTCCTTCAGTCGTTCTATCTCTTGTCGGATGCTGCTATCAAGGAACGGGTTGTCAAGGTAGGTGGTCTTAAAGAAGTCGCAGTCATCTCTCGGTACTACCTTATCGTATATCCAATGAAACGCATCCGAAGGGTTGTAGTCAAGGATTGCCTTGTCCTCTGTTCTCATAATAAGCTGCTGCCAATCCTCAAACGTCAGCTCGTTGGCTTCGTTAATGTAAAGGAGGTTGCGCTTGCGCCCTCGTATCTTCTGCGGTTGGTCAAGGCTGATAAACTCCACAAGGTTGCCGTTTAGGTAGTACTCGTGGCTTGACCTGTTGTGGTACGTCTCGTTGTACAGGTCGTTGTTGCGCAGTATCTCAAAGAAGTCACGCATCACCGAAGCACGAAGCGAAGGGAACGTCTTACGGCAAATGGTGATGGTCTTGTTGGTTTCGTAGTAGGAGTAATGGAATATCACCCAGAGCAGGATGTTGTAAGTCTTCCCACTACGAGTACCTCCTTGCTCAACGACTATCTTCTTGTCGCTGAACTTTAAGTGGTTGTAAACCTTATTCGTGTGAATCTTCTCCAAGCACTTCAATTTGAAATAGCTTGCCCGAAGATACGTCTAACTCTTGGCGTTCAACGTAGCCACGCTTCTTGCCTTTGGTCTTTAGAAAAAAGATAGTAGCGGTGGAGTTGCCCTCCTTTATCTGCTTGTGTAGTTGGCTCTCTGCAAAGTCAATGGCTACGTCTGATAGTTCTTCGACTGCTGCTTTGTATTCTTTGTCCTCTTGCAGCCATCGGTAATGCGTTTGCCGTGCGATGTCAACGCTCTTGCAAGCGGAGGTCACAACCCCTAAAGATTTCTCCAACGCATCAAGCATTGCCTTTTTATGGATGTCACTACTTGTCATAGGGCTTGCCGTTTATTTTAATTTCAAGGGATGGGTCGAGCTTGTGCATTCGGTCTATTATGACTTGGCAATACTTGGGGTCAAGTTCCATACCATAGCACTTGCGGTTGAGTTGGTGTGCTGCTACCATTGTAGAGCCGCTGCCGAGAAAGCCATCAAATAATAAATCACCTTTAACGTGGTCTTGAATTACTTCAGATAGCATCTTGATTGGTTTTTGAGTCGGGTGAACACGCTTTTCTTTTTCTCCTGCCCTAATCATTCCGTTCCAAAGTTGGTCGTAAATTCTTATCGGGGTATGAAAGCTGCACCAAGCCATTTCCCCATCAGCAAAAGTATTTCTAATGTCGGTACCTGCTCTTTTGTTCCATATTAACCAACCATCGCTAAAGGGTAAGAAGTCGGTAAAGTAATTACCGCCCCAAATAATAAACCTATCCATACCAAGAGAAACACAGGTATCATAGAACTCCCTTGCCGTATCGGTTGTATCATCTGCGATAACTTCTGAATACTTACCCTTTTTTGCAACTCCAAAGTCAGCACCTACCATCTCTGACTTTACTACTTTGATTCCATAAGGCGGGTCGGTAAATACCATATCAGCCTTCTGCCCATCCATCAGCCTTGCGACTGCATCGCTATCCGTAGAGTCCCCACATAGCAGACGGTGGTTGCCTATCTCTATCAGGTCTCCTAAAACTATGTCCGTTTTTATTTCGGATGGTGCTTCGTAGTCATCCTCCTCCGCTTCAAGTACAGGTGTATTGTCAAACGGCAGCTCAAGCCCCCAATCGGTCAACGCTTCCACATCCCATTCGTTGGCAAGCAAGTCCCAATCCCATTCACCGAAACCTACGTTGTCTTTGATGATAAACTCACCCTTCTGCGCATCGGTCAGTTGGTCGGCTACAATGATGGGTACTTCCTTCAGTCCTGCGGCAATGCAAGCTTTAAGGCGCATATTTCCACCAAGCACAACCATATTGCTATCTACTACGATTGGGCGCAGCTCAAGCATCTGTGGGAACTCCTGTATGGACTTTACAAGCTTCTTGAACTTGTCATCCTTTATTATTCTTGGGTTGGTTGGGTTTGGTATGATTGTACCGATTGCTGCTCTTTGCATAACTAAATAACTCTTTTTGACAGGTGGTGGTTGTGAACTTCGTAAAGGTAATCCTTCTTTAGGTTAGTTCCGAAGTCAGCCTTGTGGTGGCAAGTTCTGCATAATGCCATAAGGTTCTCTATGTTGTCTCGCATCTTGCTCCCCCCCATACCTCTCGGCTCTATGTG